GTCCGAGCTCAATCCGTTGTCGGTCTCAAACGCGGTGCCGCCGTTGCAGTGCAGCGTCCCCGTTTGCGATCCGTCCAAGTACGTGAGCACGGCAACGAAAGGCCGACCCGTCACGATGGAAATGTCGGCACTATTAGTTCCCACGGTCGCCCGCACTACGGGGCCGGTTACGCTTTCCAATTGCAAATACGGAAACGCCCCTGAATCTCTCACGAAAACAGTCGGCGAATTCCCAGTGCTGGTGGAACAGAACCAAAGAACGGCGATTGTGACATCGCCGAGAGCTTGCGCCGTTGAGGGAGTCGCGAGCTGGTTGGTCGCGCTCTGCCCTGTGATACCAACACGCCCGGCAGTAATTCCGCGAACAGGTCGAATGGAGTCGTTCGACTGCTGAAATTCCAGCGCCAGCCCGGTGTCGATTTCGGAGATGCGCCCAGTGCCGGAGGTGCGAGCCACTCCATCGCGTGCGTGCGCCCAGGCGATCGGGCGAAGATGCGGAATCGTCAGCCGCCGCGATTGCAAAACCGCATCGTCGAACGCGCTACCGGTTCGCATCTAGGTTACGTCCTCATTGTAGGGCCGAACATATAGCTCGTTCCCGGATGCGGCGAATGCGACGCCGCTGTTGTTGCGGACGCTGATTCGCATCGAGAACGGATAGAGCCGAACCATCGGAATCATGACGACCTTGGCCGATGCACCACTGTTCAGTTCGGCGATGTAGACGTCGCCCGCTGCACGGTCGGAAGTGTCGGTTCCGTCGTTGAGCGTGATTCGAACCGCAATTGCGCCGGCCGTCGATGGCGTGATCGACCCGAGCTTGATCGTGATGATCCCGTACAGATCGCGGTTGGTCGAATTGTCATACGTGACCGCCGTGGACTCGGATCCGTTGGCCAGGCTGTTCAAATTGGTCGACGCGATGTTCGATCCGCGCGCCGAAGGAGTGGCCCATTTTGCGACTGCCATGGTTAAGCGTTTCCGTCGGTGAGGGTCATCGTGCTGACCGTGAACGATTGACCAGCGGTCACCGACACGCTGGGCGAGACTTCCATGTCACCACCTCCACCGGTCGCGGTGCAGGTGCCTTGCAAATGGCAGGTCGCTCCGGCCTTGATCCGAAAGTGGCCTGCGTTTCCAGTCGCATCGGCGGACAGGTCTTGCCATGTGCCGCTGAGTGCCTTCGAACCGGATGCGGCGTTTGCCATCCAGTCCGATGGCAGGGTCATCGTCGCCAGTACGGTTCCGATGTCGGCAGCGGCGCAGTTCGCGGGGGGTGATCCGGTGCGAATCTCAAGCGTGGGAGCGGTGCCGATCGTGGACTCGATTTGATCGAGCCTCGCATTTCGGACCGAGACGGACAATTGAATGGCCATGGTTTAGGTTGCTGATTGAGTGGGGAACATTGCTCGCAGTGCGTGCAGCTCCGAGACGGTGATGCCTCGCGACGTTTGCGGGTCTTTGCGGTACGGATGGAATCGAAAAAACGGAAGCGGTCTGCTTTTGGGATCGCGGTAGGTGTTGGCTTGCTGGCAGAGTATGGACGCGGTGTGGTCCCACTGCTCGCCGCGGACAGCGTCGGCCATCCACATCAGCTCGCGGAGGGAGTACGGTCCAGGCTCGATTCCAATGATGGCAGCGAGTCGGTAGAGGACTTCCCAGAGCGTGGGCGGAGCATCTGGTCGAGAGTCGCCATCTGCTCCGAGATCCCCTGCTCGATCAGTCCATCGCGGATCGCGTTCTGGATTCTCATCACCGCTTGTTTCTGCGCCGCTCGGTTGCCGTCGATCAGTTGACGCAGCACCGCGCGGCGGTCGCGCTCCGGGAGGAAATCGACCACCGACGTCTCGAAGGCGAGGACCGCACTCTCGAGCACATCACCCGCCAGCGATTGACCGAATTGAATGTCGGACACACCGCGAGCGTCGGCGGTGGGTTTGACGATCGCAAACAGCACGTCGACAAAAAGGATGATGTCGCTGTGCAAGTTGGCCAGTTGCTGCGGGTCGGAAAACAGTTTGCCGAGATCGACGCTGGTCAGGTCGCGGACTCGTCGCAGCGTGGCGACGTCTAATCGCAGCGACCACTCGCGGCCTTCGGTGTCCTTAAACTTTGCTTCACTCATTTATTCGCCGATCACGATTTGGATAACTCGCAGCGCGCCCTCGCTGGATCCGCTGACGATTTTCAGATGCTTGACCGATTGCATGACCGAGGGATTTAGCGCGATGTAGCGAGAGGCGGCAACAGTCACGCTGTAGAGAGTCCCCTCGTTGTACAGGGGTCGAAATGTGACGGCGTCGATCGAGCCTTCGAAGGTGAACGACGCGCCGGTGAGAGCAGCCGGCGTGATGATGCCAAGCGCGTACTGAGTCGTGGGCATCGTGACAAATCCCGACGTGGTGCCTGCGCTCGGGATGGTGGCCGTCAGTGCTTGGAGAAATTTTGCCATGGCTCAGGCGAGAACTCGGTAGGAGATGACGGCATCGCGCGCGATGGTGAAGGTCTCGACGTTAGGGTCGTTGGCGAGAGATCGCCGCTTGGGTGGCTTGATGTAATCCCAGACAGCGATCACCCAATCCGTCTTGGATCGCTTGACCAGCCGGCCCCAGACGAAAAACACGATCGTCTCGTGGCCGTGTGCGTGATCGCGGAATTCGATCTCGACAATGTCGCCGATCCGCATAATGTCCCTCGCTAGCGCGTCGGGTTGTTGTTGTGTTAGCTGGCAGCGACCAGCAACCAAGCAGGATCAACGAGCGTGCCGCTTACCTTGGCGCGGACCAGATCGACCTTGATGTCGACCTTGACATTCCCCTCAAGCGGTTGGTCGATAGGGAACTCGGTGATAATTCCGGGGAAGGTCAGGCCCTGCGAACCCTTGACGCCTGGCGTGGTCAGGATGTTGTCCATCACTGCCCAGTGCCACACGGTGCGTGCGAGAAATGCCGTGCGAAGTGCGGTCTGGGTTGTGTCGCCGACGTCGCCATTCCACAGCAGGGAGAACGTCAGCGACAGCTCGGTGAGCGTCGGCAGCTTGGCCTTGAACAAACTCAGCCGCGATGCTGCGTCAGCGGTGCCAGTGGTCAGCGACAGGTTGACGTCCTGAGCTTCGCCGATCAACACGGCCCCCGCAGTCGTGAACGTGGTGGCCAGGGTGGTCTGGTAGTAGAGCTTGCACTCGTTGCCGGCGATCGGTCCGATGATGGATGGCATACGTGACGGGCCTTTGTGGGTTACGTGGTGAGTCGGTAGGTGACGGTGATCACGGACCGGAAAACGGAATGCTGTTCGAGGGCGGCGATGTCGTAAAGCTGCGTCGAGGACTCGACGTAGTTGGCTCGGTACGTCGCTCCGTTGATCACGGAGGACAAAGCCAGCCGCTGCTCAATGTCGTTGGTCATGTCGATCAGTGCCGTGAACCGAGCGGAGTCGTCGGTCGCCGATTGCATGATCGCGACCTGGATCTGCAAATCTCGCTGACGCGAGGCGCGGGATGCGACGGTGGTGGATCGGGTTCGCGGCGCGATGACGATTTTTAGCTCGTCGAGATCCGCCGGTTCGAATCGCGGCAAGTAGTCGATCGTCACGTCGGCGGCAGTGATGCCTCCGAGGTTGTCGGGTTTCGCGATCGAGCCCGAGACGATCAACGTCTTGATGTCGTCGCAGATCAATCGGTCGACAGCGACAGGCATGGTGGGCTATGGTTGTTTCTTGGTGTGGATCCGCAAGAGCGATTGGCCTGGATCGCTGTACCGCCACGGTCGCTCGCCGGTCATGGAGTGGACGAGGTAATAATCCTCGCCATCGCTGATGATGTCCCCATCTCGCGGCATGTCCGAGAATGGAAACGTGTCGGCTCGCATCAGGTAATCGCGTGCGATGGTGCGATGTATGATTCCGTCGGCATCGCTCGATTCATACGGGGTAGATCCGCGAATCGCGGTCAACCCCGAGATGCTGGTCATGCCTCGCGAGTAAGTGATCGGAACCGACGCGTGAGTGTCGAGGATCGACGCCAGGGCAGCGGTCGCGTTCTCGAGCATTCCCATCGATCAGCCCTTGGGTGGTTCCACGGGTACACAGCACAGGCATTTACAATCCACGCACTGGCAGCAAACCGGTGCATGGGTACAGGCGTCGCCGCAGACCGTGGACATTGCCGAACACTGGTCCACGCACGTGGCACAGCAATCGCACTTGGTCGCCTGGCAACCGCACAGAGTGGCGCATGCCAGAACAATGAAGACAAAGCAAAAGGGTCGCATGGCGTTACGCTTGGTTTAAGTTGCGGTTGAGGTCGATCAACATTCGCACGGTGCCAACACCCGCAGCCGCGACAGCGCGACCGCAAAGAATGTTCGCTCCGGTCGGGCTGCCCGAGGCGAGGACCGAGGCGACCTGTGTGGAGGTGTTGATCTGCATCCGAGCGCCGGCAGCGATGTTGTCGGCAGATGCCTTGTCAACCTCGACGACGCCTTCGATTCGGATCAATCCGGTCTCGCCGTTCCGGATCCCGCGTTGAGCTTCGACGTATCCGGCAAGGCCGTCGGTCGATGCGACAATCGTGCCGCAAACCAAATCCGCAGCAGCGGTGATGGTGCGGACCGAGGTGGCGCGTACAAATGTGGGGGCTGGCATTGAGTGGGTTCCTTGGGCGTGGTGTTACTTGGTCCGCTTGCGTCGCGGTGCGGGTGGCGGTTCGGGGATGGGTTCGGGGATGGGTGGAATGTCGGCAACAATTTCGACGATTGGATCTGCAACGGGTTGCGCGATTGGTTCGGCGACCGGATCAGCAATTGGCTCGACAACTGGGTCGGAGAACACGGGAACGATCGCGACCGGCTCGTCGTCGTCGACCGGCTCGCCCCACATCCAATGCACGATCGCGTCGCCGTTCGCGCCGATCGCGTCGGGATCGATGACGGAGCCCGCTGGGTAGGGGACTCCATCAAAGTAGACGGTGGTGGTCAGTTTGATTTTCATGGGTTCGCTTAAGCGTTGAGGCGATGAAATCCGCGCCAATCGAGAGCGGTGGCTCCGATGTAGTGGCGCACGTCGATCGCGAGTCCGAACTCGCCACCGGTGAGGGTCTCGGATCGAACGACCGGGGTGCGGCCTGCACCTTGCAGGTAGGTGACTTCGATCGTGCGGGACTTGTTCGAGACGCCGTAGTATTGCGTTGGGGAACCAGCCAACGCAGCGCCGGTGATCGGGTGCGTCAGACCGTTGCTGAGGCGTGGCTCGCTGACGGGTGTGATGCCGTAAGCCTTGAGCGGATTCATCTCGCCCGCGCCGCTGTCGTTGCTGATTACGACCGAGTAGCAGAGCTGCACGGCGGTGTCGAGAATATCCGGAGGAACGAGCAGGTGAGTGACAGGCAGGTCGAGCGATGCGTCGCCGTCACGTCGCTTTCGGATCGCAGCGATCAACTCGGACAGCGTTGCACGTGCAAGGGCCTTGCCCGATGCGACCATGTTGCCGTCGGTCGTGTTGAACAGGGCGCGACTGGTTGTGAGCAAGTTGGGGTTGCTCAAGAGGACCATCGCGACCATGTCCGGTCGAACGCGACCCGCGGCAAGACCGAAGTCGCGCGGGGTGTCCTTGAATTTGCTGAAGTTGTCGCCGAGGATGTCGGCCTCGTCGATGCGCATCTGGCGGCTGAATCGGAACACTTGAGCGCGTTCGCTGGTCACGGTGCGACCGGTGTGGGTCGCTTCTCCACCGACCGGATGGTAGACCAGCGACTGGGCCGCTTGCGTGCGATTGCGGTTGTGTTGCTCGAGGTCAGGGTTCTCGTCTTCGCTGCACCAGCCTTGGCTGAAGTCGTCGACTTCGGCGTAGGATTCCAGCATCTTCGCGCCGATCGTTGCACCGAACAATGCGGCAGCAGAACCGGAGCTAAATGCAGCTTGGATCATGTCCATGCGTCCTGCGGGGACGTCAACGCCGCGAGCTTGCAGGCCGAGACGACACGCGTCTACGAGGCTCATGTCTGCGGCAGCGTGTCCGTTGTCCATCGCTCGTTGCCGGACCGGATCATTGATACCGGCCTGCAGCCACTTTGGCAGCTTGGCCTTAACCCATCGGTTCTCGAGTTGCTTCGAGTCAAGATTGCACCCCGCGCGGAGCAGCATCCCGGCTTGCAGCGCGTCAAGAGACTGCCGCTCATCGCGCGAGTGAGAGTGAATTGCGGGCCCGCGTGGGCGTGATTCGCGGGCCGCTTCGAGATCCAGATGACGTCGGGCCTCGAGTTCGGTCTTGTCTTTGTCCCAACCATTGGCGATCGCATGCGCGGCGAGGTCGACGTTCTTGCCGTCGATGCTGATTTGTGGGCTACCGAATTTGGCGCACAGGTCGCGGACCTGGTTGGATCGCTCGACCTCGGCTGCGAGTGCGGCGCGGTAGGTGGAGACATCAGCGGCAGCGAGATCGACGGGCGAATGGGCGTTGGCCATAGCGGGCTTTTCCTTGTCCTGCGGGACTTCGGGCGACGGTTGGGCCGATTGCATCGGCATTGGGGCGGGACCCCCGCCGCCGGCATCCATGCCAGCAGGTGGGGGCGGAGAAGGTTCGGGGGAATCAGGCTCGACGGATTCGGCGTAAGCCATCTGCAGAGCCTGCAGCAGTTCGGGAGAGGCGGCGGCGGGATCGACGCCGAGGGATTGGCAGTAGGATGCGAAGTCTGGGACCATGGGCGTGGCTTGGCTCGCGGCGATGGAAATGGTGGCGGAATCGTCGCCGGGGATGGTGACGAGGGAGATTTCTTTGAGGACCGATCGTTTGACCCACAGAGCTGGGCCCTCGACGATGCGACCGTTTATGCTGGCCGTTTGACCGGCCTGGAGCGTGGTGTAGGAAACGATCTTGACGCCCACAGATGGGCGCCAAGGAAACCCCTGCTTGGCCGACTCGACGATCTCGGAGGTATCGATTGAGCTGACGCTGAAAACCCCGGAGCAAACCAATCGCGTGCCGTCGTTGTCCACGGACACGGAATGACCGATTGGCTTCCCCTCGTCATGGTCTCGGTGAATGGGATTCGTGCTCACCGATTCCATGCCAGCCAAATCGACGTACACCGGTCCATTCCATGCGATAGCCAGCTTTGGGTACATTGGCCCGCCCGTGTAAGCCACCGCAGAAAAGCGCGGCAGCGTGGGCGTGTCCAAGGTCTCCGAGGCACACAACGACAGAGGCTCACCGGTGGCTCGCAGGTCGAGCCCACGATCCTCGGCGGCGTGGAGCCGATCGCGATTTCGGGCGAGGCGCTTCTCGCGTCGTCGCCGGGTCCGCTCGAGGCGTTCCCGTGTGGTCGATTTGGTCATGCAATCGACCTTACCACCACCGCCTAAAAACCCGCCCAACGGCTGTTACAAATGGGGATCGGTGGCAGTCCGCCAATGCTCGTCCGTGACCATGGCATAGCTACGCATCGCAACCGCGGCGCTGTTGCCGACCCATTGCGACGCGGTGGCCAGCCCATACTGCTCGATCAATTCCGTCTCGCGAGTAGCTCGCATGGAGTGCCACGGCGCAGGCCATGGCGTAACGCCCGCGATCGCCATCAGGTTAAGCAGCCGACAGGCCATGCCGGAATCGCTGCCGTCGATCAGATCACCGCATAGCGGCACATCGCGAGGATGACGCTCGAGGGCCGAGGCGATCTCGGGGAATAGCGGGATGGTGCGAGTTGTGTCTCGTTTGTGGTCACAGATGGCAATCCGTTTTCGATCCCAGTCGATCGCGTCCCAGGTGAGGGATCGCAGCTCGGACGGGACGCGGATTCCACCCCATCGGCTCATGGCGATCGCGACCGCCATCGAGGGCGTGGCGATCTCGATCAGCTTGGCCGCGACACCGACCGGGACAAAATGCTTCTCACGGACGTTGATCTTGGTCGATAACTCCCGAGCGGGATTGTCAGCGATGAGCTTGCGATCGATGCACCAATGGAAAAACGCGCGCCATCCTGCGGCGATCTTGCCTCGCGTGGATTCGCCTACGGTCAGCGATTGATGGCACTCGGTGACATCCTCCACGGCGACGCGATCGATGGGCCGCTGGTCAAGTGTTTCTCGCAGCAGTTCAAGCGACCGCTGCCGATCGTTCCAGGTAGCGAGCGCCAACCGCTCGCGTGTCTCGGTGACGTAGGCGTCGATGGCGGTCCCAACGGTGTGGGTCGCGCCGAGGATTGCGGAGAGCTTGCGCCGCAGCGATGGCGTGATCTGGTCCAGCCATCGCACGGTCTGACGCGGCAGCGGGAGATCGGCGGTTTGTGCGGCGAGGATCTCGTCGACATGACGCTGGACCGCGACCGCGTCGGCCTCGGGAATGTCACCTAGCCAAATCGATTTGCGACCGGTGGCCGTGTACGCTCGCAGTCGCCACCCGGTGCGTGACTTGGTCTCACGCGTCAGACTGGACATCGGTCGCGTCGGCTTCGGTAGATGGCTCAAACTTGTCGAGCAAATTGTCGATCGTCTGTTGCTTCAATCCAATGCTGCCATAAAACACGCGAGCGCGTTGGACTGTCCACTCACCCGATTTGACTTTGTCGAGCCCGTCATCGATCGCGGCCATCTGGCGCTTGAGTTGTTGGCGCGACAGGTTCGCAAACTCGCCAGGCGGTGGTTCGGCACTTGGCACCGGATCGCCATCTGGCCCGATTGGTGCCTCGGCTGCGGCAGGTGCGGGGGTGCCGTCAGGTGTCACACTGCCGGGCTTGATCGGATCGACAATCGAATCGATTGCAGCCGAGTCCATGGTCGGGAACGCGCTGGCAATAACCGCCTTGGCCGTGTCCGGTGGCATGGTTCCCATGGCGATTGCGTTGACGATCTGCACCAAGCTGGCGACCTGGGCACCATTGAGCGCGGATTTCGCGACGTCGTCGACCGGTGCCAATGGATCAGCATCGGTGGCGATCGGTGCGTCGGTCGGCTCGGGTGCGTTGGGGTTGACCCACCCCTCCTCGTCGAGCTGCTGCGCGTGCGACTCGGGGTCGATGTTTTGCTCGATCAAGTATTGTTGCCGCGTCTTGAGTCCGGCATCGATCAAGCGGATGTTGGCGTCGGCGACTTCGCTTGGGTTGACGTCGCGATTGGGCGGCCATCGCCACACGTGCGGGATCTCGTCCATCGGCTCGAGGGCTGGCAGATAGCCCGTGAGCATCAGCGCTTCATCGAGCCACCATTCAAAAATGCGGTCGAGGCATTCGATCTCCCATTGGGAGCGTTCAACGCTGATCGCTTCGTAGTAGGTCTGATGATCTAGGCGACCCGAGCTGTAGTTGTACCGCGACGAGTCCGCCAGGGCCTTGTTGGATGGCATGTGGACGCATCTAGCAATCTCGTTGAGGATCGCATTGCGAAATCCCTCATAGGTGGTGGTGGGTTGCTCGGGCTTGAATTGAGTCAGATCCCAACCGCGTGGAAGCGAAACCATCATCCCGCGATCAATTTGCACGCCGTCGAATGGATCGATGTCGTCGATCCCATCGGTTGCCGAATCGAACGCGCTGGATTGTGTTTTCAATACGGCAGAAAAATCGGCGGCGTTCTCGGCGGCGGCGATCACGGCGAGGGTGTAGCGTCGCAGTTGCGCGAACAGAGGCAGGGCCGGAGTCATCTCGGGGATGCCACGTTGTTGACCAGGTCGCTCACTGCGGAACAGATGGATCAGATCCTCGGGCGCGATCGTCTCGTAGTCCCAGGCTTTCCATGGCCACACGTCGCCGGGATGACCTTTGAGGACGTGGTACTCGATCGGTTGCCCCCACTCGTCGAATACGATGCCATCGACCTGGTTGGGAAAACCGTCCATGTAATTCGGCGTCGCGAGCATGTCGGCTTCGATCACGCGGACATCGAGTTGGACCGGGTTGCGGGATCGGCGATTATTACCCTTGAGGATGACCGTCTCGCCGTCGACCAGTTTGGCCAGGCGTGCGGTCCGCAGTTTGTCAGCGAGCTTGACGTCTTTGCACCACTTGCGCCACCGCTGCTCGATGGCTCGCGATGCTG